GTCGAGCTTCCACGACGCCTGGTCGACGATGTCGCCCATCCGGTCGGTGTCGGCGGTCGAGGCGATGACAGTGGTCCGGCCCTCGGCGGTGGGGGCCTCGCCCTCGGCCGGGGCGTCGGCCCGCTGGGCACGCATCACGATTCGCATGGTCAGTCCTCCGTCAATACGGGCACGGTCGTACACCGGCAGTTGATGTCGAGGCCGGGCACGCCGAAGCCGCCGGGGTGCTTCGCGCTGTGGCCGTCCACCTTGAACGACTCGCCGACCTTCACGCGCTGCTGATCGAGCTTCGCGTGGTCGGGCCTCACGGCCTCGTCGCGGGCCGACAGCCACTCCAGCTCTACGGCGTCGCCGCCGAGCTCGGCGTTGGCTTGCTCAGCGGCCGACACCGCCCCGGCGTTGGCTGCTCGGTTGGATTCGGTGCGGGCGATCATGAGGGCGCGGCTGGGCGACATCATCGCCGACTTCTCGATCCGAGCGGCCATCTCGTGCATGGTCTCGCCCTCTTCCAGCCCGTCCATCACGATCTTAGCGATCGCGTCCTTCGTCGACTGCTGGACCTTCGTGACGAGCTCGGCCGTGATCTCTTTCTCACCCGCCCGGACGGGGTCGTACTTGAGCGCGCCGGGGAGGTCCTTCGCGGCGCGCGCGAACGCGTCGCGAAGCGCGGCAGCGACGAGGCCCTCGACCTGCGACCGCAGTAGCTTGGCCTCGGCGGCGTCGCCGAAGATCGCGTCCATCAGCGAGGACACGGCGTCACGCTGGACGGTGCCGCCCATCGCCCGCTCAGGCTGGGCGCGCAAGGCGGCGGCGATGCGGCGGGCCTGCCCACGCAGAAACCGCGTCATCGCGGCGGCGATCAGGCGCTCGTGCTTGCCCTGCACCTTGCCGACCCAGGACCGCCACGCCGTCGCGCGGGCGACCTCGCCGACGGGGGGCGGCGGACCGGCGGCGCGCTGGGTGCCTTGCGGCGACCCCTCGCGGACCGGCTCGGCCACGGGCGCGGCAGGTGCCGGCGGCGCGACCGGCGGCGGCTCGGTCGCGAGGTCGCCGACGGGGAGGTCAGCGAGGCCCTCGAAGGCGGCGGCGTCGGCGGGCGAGGCGCCGAGAAACGAGACCATGTCGATCACGCGCTGGAGGCGGATCGTGCGGTCCTCCTGGAGCGCCGCGACCGCCGAGAAGTCGTGGTAAACCTCGACGTCCTCGGAGCCCGGGAACATCCGCGCCAGCCGCGTCAACTGCGCGTCGAGGCCGGCGACGCGCTGCGCGAGCGACTGCCAGTAGCCGCGCTCTTGCTGGTTCGCGGTGGCATAGTTGGCCATCGGCAACCCGACGCGCGTGGGGGGCACCCCGCAGACGGCGAGGACGGTGTCCCGGACCCACGTCCGCAGCGCGCCGTACTCCATGTCGCGCGGCGTCCAGCCGAGGACCGAGACGTCGATCCCCGTGCCGACCACGGCGATCCCGCCGTCGGACTTCGAGAACGCCCGCCGGAGCGACGCGGCGATCTCCTGCACACCCTCGGGGCTGACGGGGTCGTCGCCGCTGATCGACGCGATGGCCTGCGGGCGGCCCTGCCGGCTCGACTCGGTAAGGCGCGTCGTCGAGGCGATCTCCGCGGTCAGGTCGTTGTGCAACGCTCGGATCGCGCCGGTGCCGAACAGCGACTCGATGCTGTCCTCCCACGACGGCCCACGCCAGTGGAGGATCAGCGCGTAGGGGAGCCGCTCGATGGTGCCGGCGCCGTTGTGCTCGTAGGCGTTGGGCTCGCCCGTCGGGCCGGGCCGGATGGTCGTGCGGTGCGGGTGCCACCGATAGATCGCCGAGGGTGGGCGCGAGACCTGGCCGCCGTCGGTCGCCTGCCCACCGTAGAGGCCCACGATCGCGTTGCCGGTCAGGAGCCAGTCGACGACGATCTGCTGTCGCCACAGGTGCCCGTCGGTGCGCGACGACGGCTGCTCGAGCAGGTCGAGGACCGGATGGGCGTCGAGGCGTACCGCCTTCGCGCCCTTGCCCCGGCGGACCCGGATGGGCAGGCCGGCGAGGTCCTCCGACACGGCGTCAGCGCACGCCTTGACCCACGGGGCCGCCGCGTAGGCGCTCATCGCGTGGGCGAGGTCGTACCCGGGGCGCGCGTTGGCGCCCTCGACGTAGTCAGCCCCGGCGGCGTGCGTCTCGGGCGAGAGGAGGACCGACAGGGCGCGGGTCAGCCGCCCCCACAGCGACGGCCGCACCGCGATAGCGTCGCTCACCGGCGCACGTAGGCGCCGCGGACGGTGGCCGCCTCACGCGACAGCGACGCCCGGAGCTCGGGCGCGACCGATGCGGCGGCGAGCGCGCTGTCCAACTCGACGACGAGCGCCTCGAGAGGCGACGGCTGCCGCTCGCGGCGCCGACCCGTGTAGGGCCGAGCGCGGTCCACCTCGACGTGCGAGCCGTCGGCGAGGACCGCGTAGGCGCGGCCGTCGGTGACGTAGCGGGAGACGTGCGCGATGTCGTCCCACGCGGGAAGCGGGGCAGGCGGTGCGGCGTCAGCGGGTGCGGGTCGCGTGCGTGCCATGCTCCCCCACTGTCCCGCGTGGGAAGGGGGAGCCAGTATCAGGCTAGCGGTACCGCATCGCCTCGGCAGCGTCGCGGTCCTGCTGCGCCTCGATCGAGACGCCGAGGCCCCACAACCCGCAGCACGCGGCGAGGCTCAGCATCAGCGCGA